AGCTTTTACGCCTGTTCTGGATGGTGCAGTTTATAACTGCCAGATTAAATGGAATATTGCCGCTCAGCGCTGGTATTTGTTTATTACTGACAATTCAGGCAATGCAGTTATTAACACGGCATTGGTCGGATCGCCTGCCGCTGGTGGTATTAATCTGATATCTGGTGTTTTCAGATTTACAACTATGTACTGGCGGGAAAAGAACGGGCAAATTGAGGTAATAAGTTAATGCGTTATTACGATATCCAGATTTTCGATCCGTCAAAAGACGGAAAATCTGATGTGTTAATGAAGCAATATAGCAGCCACAAAAATGGAGCTTATAATCCCGGCGCACTAATGATTGAATTCGATATCCTCAGGTTTGGTGAGTCAACCCCACAGGGTGAAACGCACCTCACTATATGGGGTATTGGCCCGAAAGAAATGCAGCAGGCCAGACAGGACCTTTTCGGTAAAAGAATAAAAATATTTCTCGGCATGAAGCAAGGTTTACCACTGGCAGGGAAGTTCAAAGCGCCAGGACTGGTACTGGATGGTACGATTAATCAGGTTTTTGGTAACTGGCAGGGTACGGATTTAAGGCTGGATTTTGTGATTGTAACTGGCCCAGTAACGTTAAACCCTGATGAGAAACCGGCTCCACTGCCGTTAACGTTTGACTGGAAAGTTGGGCAAAAACTGTCTGTCGCCTTAACTAACTGTTTCCAGTTAATAGGCGGTTATACATTTAATATTAATATTAGTGATCGGCTGGTTTTGAATCATTACAGAGGGTTATTTTGTAACGATATAGTTTCTCTGGCAAAGGACCTTAATGCATTTTCTCGCTCCTGGATTAAGGACTCAGGTTACACTGGTGTTGAAATAGCCATAGTTAACGGCAATCAAATTCGAGTCTGGGATAATGATGTCAATTACCATCCTGAAGGTTCAGAAGTTACAAGTATAACCGAGTTGAATTTTACTGATTTAATCGGTCAGCCGACATGGGTAGCTTTTAAAACCATTAGCCTTATGTGTGTTATGCGCAGTGATATTCAGGTTGGTGACCATATAAGCATGCCTAAAAAAACCGCCCCAGTAATAAGAGCGTCATCATATTCTCAGTATCGAGAGGATTCCGCTTTTACAGGTGAGTTTGTTGTTAGTTCGGTGCGTCTTATTGGTAATAGTCGGCAGCCAACTGCCGATGCGTGGGTAACAATTATTGAAGCATATCCATTTGTTAAGGCTGGTGGTAAATGAGCATCGATCAAAAGCTTAATTTCGGCAGCAGCATGAATCGGTTTGCTGAAAGAAAGGTCGAAGATGCCCTGCAAAAGGCGGGTAAGGTTCTTCCTGCCAGCGTGGTCAAACAGGACGGAAACATGATCACGGTGGCCTTTGAGTTGCGCGATATCCCTTATGTGCTTCCTCAGGTCACCATTCCGCTGTTTGGTCCTCAGTACATCCGATATCCCATGCAGCCAGGCGACAAAGGCATTGTTATCCCGGCGGATACCTATCTTGGCGGGGTAAGCGGGCAGGGTGGAGGCATTGCCGACCTGACGCCACCGGCAAACCTTAGTGCCCTGGTATTTCTTCCAGTCAGTAATACGGAATGGGAAGGTGTCAACGGCCAGGTGGTGACCATTTACGGGCCTGAAGGGGTCACTATACGAGATGCGGGCAGCAACACAACATTTCTTCTCACCCCTGACAGCGTAACCATCGCCACGCCTGGCCAGTTTAAAATTACCGTCGGATCGACCATTTTCACGCTGACAAATGGCATGTGGAGCCTTACGGGGCAGTCCGGGAAACTGGAGGACGGAACAGCCAGTACCAGCCCGGCAATCATGCATGCTGGATGGGCTTCTCTCGTCGCATGGTGCAACAGTCATGCTCATACCAACGGGAACGGCGGCGGCAATACAGGGGCAACAACAACACCATTTAACGGGAATATCACCGAATGAGAACCTACGGCAGAAATTCAGACGGTAAGTGGACACTGGTCGAAACGGATGAAAATGGGTTCAACGACGCAGTTCATCTGACAACTCTGGTACAAAACCTGAAACTGGCACCGCAGGAATCGCCATTCTTTGCAAATAATGGCATCCCGGCGAACGGATCGGTAATACAACAGGTTTTGCCGACGTATTACGTTAACCGCCTGCAACAGCAGTTCAGCTCCTATTTCTCATCGCTGCAAATCGCGTTAGTCAGTGATGATCCTCCTGTTTACAACATATCGGCGATAACTAACGCCGGCTCGAAAATTATTGCGACGGTGAATGTATGAGTGATTTATCGGTTAGCTACACAGCTGCTGGCCCGGTACCGCAAACTCCCGAAAGCCTGCGTGAGCAACTGGTGTCACTGGCGTTACAGTTGTCGCCAGGCATCACCACCGAGTTACCTGGCTCACTGATTGAAGATATCGTGAGTACAGACGTTGGCGCGTTGCTTATCTGCGATCAGGCCCGAGTTGACATTATTAACTCCGTCGGGCCGCTTAAAGCCAATTTATACATGCTCAACCTGCTGGCGCAGCAGTCCGGCATTGCACCGCAGAAGACGCTGGGTTCAACGACTGTTCCAGTACAATTCTCCGGACCCCCTGGATTTTCCGTTCCGCAGGGGTTCATGGTTTCTGACGGTACGTACTCTTATACGCTGAATGAGACCACCATTATTCCAGTGTCAGGCGTATCATCACAGGCGACGTGTACTGCCACTATTACCGGCGCATGGGCGGTTCCGGTTGGGACCGTCAACCAGATAATTACCAGCGTTCCTGATGACATTATCCTTACCTGCAACAATCCGGTAGCTGGCGTACCGGGTCTGGAGCCTGAAACAAACTACCAGTTTCGCGATCGGGTGTGGGAAGCGCAAATGTCCACTGTCCAGGGGTATCCCGGTTTTATCCGACAGAAACTGACCGATGTGAATGGCGTTCAGGCGCGACTGGTATCGGTGGTACAGGACGGCAATAGCTGGATAATCATGTGCGGCGGCGGTGACATTTATGAAATGGCTGGTGCCATTTTTAAATCAGCCGGGGATATCAGCAGGCTGAAAGGAACCACAGTTGACGTTACTGGTATAACGAATGCCAATCCTGGCGTTGTAACGACAGGGATCACGCATGGGCTAACCAGCGGTCAGGTGATCAACATCAAAGGTGTTAATGGGATGGCCGGTGTTAATGATGTTCCACTGACCGTGACAGTGCTTACGCCAAATACGTTTTCAATTGGGATAAACACTACGGCAGCTGGCCCATGGACTGGAGGTGGGGAGGTAACACCAAACGTAAGAAATAATGTGGTTACCATTAACGACTGGCCGGATAATTACCTTATCCCTTTCGTTATCCCTTTACAGCAGCAGGTGACTGTTCGGTTTGAGTGGGGAACAGAAGGAGCAAACTACCTCACTGACGCAACAGTATCCACGCTTGTTTCCGGTCCTGTCATTCAGTACATAAACGGGATTTACGCCGGAAAGCCACTGAACGTTAACAACCTGAAAGATACATTCCTTCAGTCTGTTAATTCAGTTCTTGATATGAGCTTAATTACGAAACTGAATGTTATCGTGACGGTTAACGGTGCAATTACTCCCGTGGACGCAAACACGAATATCATCAGTGGCGATCCATTCAGTTATTTTTATATCGCGTCTGATGGCGTAACCGTTGACGGAGCATAAAATGCTTGAGGATATTATCCGTTCGTACCTGTACACGCAGTACAATGATGATGACAATATCCGTGCTTTCGTGACTGCGTATAATGCGATGGCAAAAAACGTCTATGACTGGATGAAGAATGCGAATTTGCCAATATTCATTGGCGGATACAACGCAGGAGACCAGCTCAGATGGATAGCGCGTGGAATTTACGGGGTAAAGCCACCTGTTCTTTCAAGCGGTCGTCAGATTATCAGCGGGCCATTCAATACACTTACTTTTAACAGCGCGCCATTTAACACACGCAAAGTGGTAAACCAGTCAGAACAGGTTATTGTTTCTGACGACCTGTTCAAGAGGATCATGACGTGGAATTTCTATAAAGGAGATGGTTTTTACTTTACGATACCATGGCTGAAGCGTCGTATAATGCGATTCCTGAACGGGGTCGATGGCGTTGACGTAACGAACGATCAGCACTGGAGTATCTCAGTGCTTTTCTCTGGAGGAGGGGCAAGCATATCAATCATCAAAGGATTCAGGAAGCTGACGTACTCATCTGTCTACAATACACAAACCTTTAACCGCAGAGCGTTCAACCAGAAAAATAGCATGCTCATCAAAAGCAATGAGTATGAATATGCCTCTCTTTTCAAGCAGGCTTTCGACAGCGGCCTGCTTCACATGCCGTTTTATCAGCCAGTAACGGTGACTATTGTCGGGTGATTAAATGGTTACATCTTCAACCCTTGCTTTCGTCTTTGCGATTTCTTTTTTTGATTGATAATCCCTACTATCTATCGCCATAGAGAGGAAGAATTTCAAGCAGGCGCAAATAATCAACAGAATTAAAATTGTAAAAAATAGCATTACTGTGAATTTGATGTTTTCAAATGCAGGAATACCGTCCTGCATTGATATGCTAAACATTAAAGTAATCAGAAAAACCGACGCTATTATTGTTAGCGCCCCAACAGACATAAGTAACGTTTTGATTATCGCAACGGAAAAGTTATTCATTGTCATCACCCTTGTTAGTTGATTTAATCTTAGCAAAGTGCTATTCAACCCACCATCAGGTGGGTTTTTTGTTGGACAGATTTTTCTTGGCTTGAAGAAGAACTCTTACATTCGCACTTTCTTGGTCAATTTTTTCCATCAACTTTTCTATAAGAAAATCAACCTTCTCATTTATGGCGTCGAATTCCTCAATAGTTTCATAATCTGCATGGGTGACTTCGTTGAAGACCCTGATGAAATGATCATCCATGCTTAGGTTCTTGCCTGTTAGAGAATCCGAAAGGATCTGAATAATTTCAGAATTCATAGACCTTCCATTTTTTTTCGCTCGCAAAGCTATAGCGTCACGCATCCCGTCAGGAAAGCGAAGATTAAACTTGTCTTGCATCTGGCTAGGGTACTTGCTCATGGTGACCTCAAAAAAAATCTATTGTTTTATTATGGGGCCAACTTGACATAGTCAGCAATGGTGTTAAATTAATATCAGGTGTTAACTTGGCCCCAAAAGGAGATTAGCATGAGCGATGCTGTTTATACCGAGCGTAAGAATATCAAGCTCAACCTGCGTTTGCCTTCCCGTTTAAATGATGAAGTCCGCCGTCTGGCAGAGATGGATTGTATTTCTATTAACTCTGCAATCGTCCGCTTGCTGGCTAAAGGCGTTCGTGAAGAGGTTGCAAATGGTCGTTAAAAACAGCGAGGCCCGGGAGTGCGCTAACACTAACCGGGCCTCTATCGAAAATAACCTTGCAGGAAATATCGACATGAACATTGTAGCTAAAACAGAAATGAACTTCCACGGTATCAACCTGACTCCAGTATCAGATATGTCGGGTATCTGGCTTACTTCTGCGGATGTTGCGAAGGCACTTCATTACAACAGCACCAAATCAGTTACTAACCTCTTTAACCAGTATAGCGATGAGTTTTCTCCCGGAATGACAATGGTCATTGAATCGGTGACCAATGGTATCAACGGTACTTCTCGCCGTATGAAAGTACGCGTCTTCTCTCTTCGTGGCGCTCACCTGCTGGCAATGTTTGCCCGCACACCGGTTGCCAAAGAATTCCGCCGCTGGGTGCTGGATATTCTGGATCGCCAAATTGAGCAGTTACCTTTGCCTGCAAGCAATCACCTCATCACCAATCTCGAACTTATCTGCCGCACGTGGGATGAGGCCAAAGAGCAGATTACCGTTTTCGACCCGAAGATGGCACAACATCTTAACGGGACGATGAGCATGTTCTGGATGTACACAATGAGCATGAAGGGGAAAGGTAATAAAAAAGGAGGGGTAAAAAATAATCAGCGTTATTTGCAGTAAAGAAAAACCGCCAGTGGGTGCTGGCGGCCTACGTTAATCATTGACTGGAGTCTTACATGCAACAATCAATTTCAACTGCTTTAAATGTAGCAAATACAAATCCGGTTGTCGATCCTGATAACTTTCCAGTAATCGAATGGTCTGGCGTTCGGGTGGTCACAACGGAAACGCTGGCTAAAGGTTATGGTACGGACGAGGTAAATATCCGTATGAACTTAAGCAACAATAAAGGCAGGTTCATTGAAGGGGTTCATTACTTTTCCCTAACTGGTTCAGAATTAAAGGAATTTAAGAACAGAGTAAATGATAGTTACTCTGTTGGTAAGCGAGCCAAGTCAGTCACTTTGTGGGCTGAAAAGGGCGCAGCTCGCATGTCCAAGATTGTCGATACTGACGAAGCGTGGGGCTTTTTTGAAAAACTGGAGGATGCTTACTTCCGTCCTCAGGCTAAAAGTGCGCTCCCTCAGACATATGAGCAGGCCCTTGAGGACTTGCTGGTTAAGGTTAAGGAGAACCGCCAACTTGAACAGCAACGCGATCGCGCAGTTAAAGAGAAGCTCTGGATTTCTGAGAAACGCGAAGCCACCGCAATGGCAACAGCTTCAGTAGCAAAACGCAAAGCTAACGCGCTGGCTGAAAAACTCGGCGAGTGCCAGAAACACGCAACCATCAAAGCTATCCAGCGAGTTACAGAACAGAAGTATAGTCACTGGCCGCTGAAAAAATGGTGTGCAGCTAACGGCATGTCACCCAAAGACGTACCTGACGAAACCTACGGCACCGTTAAATCATGGCCTGCTGAGGCATGGAGTGCTGTGTTCGGTATTGATTTGCGCAAGATGTTTTAATCGGCTGAGATATCAGCCAATCTCCCGAATTTTCGGGATATCCACAAACCTCGCCTCGGCGGGGTTTTTTATTGCCCCAAATCCCGGAGGATAAATGGCACTCACTCTGTTAGCCGCTAATAATGCTCAAACTGTGCTGGCGGCAGGAATCAGTTCATCAGCCACATCGATCACAGTGAATACCGGGACGGGAGCGTTATTCCCCTCTCCTGTCTCCGGAACGAGTTACTTCAAGCTTACACTCGTTGATGCTGCAACGGGGTCCCTTACTGAAATTGTCCACGTCACGGCACGGTCTGGCGATGTGATGACTATCCAGCGTGGACAGGAAGGAACCACCGCCAGAGCATGGTCAGCTAACGACCTGGCTGCAAACATGATGACAGCCGGATCATTTGATGCACTACTCCAGAAGCAAAGCAATCTGGCTGATCTGGGAAATCCAGCGACGGCGCGGGCCAATCTTGGGTTTGATGCGCTGGGGTTTGGTTTGTCCAATAATGCTCTTTTGAATGCGTTTGACTGGCAGCAGGTCGATTTTACAACAGGCGCCAGATACCTGGTCAGCTCGTCAACCTGGACAAACGCACCTTCAGGAGTGAATTACCCGGCTGGTACTCAGGTTTTTATTTCTGTTGATGGCATTACATCAGCGGGAACCGTTATTGAGTTGACGCTGATAGCAAACCAGGCAAATGATGCAAACTATCGCATCTACAAAGTTCGTATTGCCAACGCTAAAGGATCGCGCACATTTAACGTCCGGCAGATTTTCACCAGCGCTGATACAGTCCCCATCGCGAACGGCGGCACAGGAGGGAAAACAGTAGCTGAGGCTATCGAAAACCTTGGTTTTAGCACATTAACGACAACCTCATATCCGTCCCGAATCTCGTTACTGGGATGGAAAATTATGTTCGGGATTGCCACGGCATCCAGCACGCCT